GGGCAGTCTTCCCCTTGGTCTCTTATAATTCTTTACGTTCTACCGAAGTTGCGTACAACCGGGCTCTCGCCCAGAAGTACTCAATATCATTGTTTACAGGTGTTAGTCCTTTTCATAGGGACTATAGCTTGCTTCGCAATGCTATTGAACTTCGTGATATTCCTCGTAGCATACTTCAGTTGAAGGAAACTATGGAGAATATCCGTAAAGTGTTTGACACCTTTGGTCGATCCAGTTCCACTCGTGATCTTATATTCGATCTCAAGCGGTCCTCGAAAGACATTCCATCCGAATGGTTAAGTTTCCATTTTGGATGGCGTCAAACATATAAGGACCTTGTGGAGTTGTTGGCTTTACCTGAGAAGATTAGCAATAAGATTAACTTCTTAATGCGTCGTTCCCAGAAAGCCACAACCTTTCGCGCCAAAAGAGTTCATCTCTCAGGCGAGAATGGGGTCTCCGGATTCCAGTATGACACAGAGGCATATCCTTACGAATTCAACGCAAGGACTACCTCTCGAATCGTTAGAGAGTCAGAGATACGTTTAGTTGTAAACGCTACTTTTGACTTTCCACCGATAAATGTGCCCTCGCTCCGTAGTACCTACATTTGGTACGAAAGAGCGGGTATCACTCCACGTTTCATCGACGTCTATAACTTGACGCCGTGGACGTGGCTGTTTGATTGGTTTACGGGCTGTGGCAATTACCTCGAGTTAATCGAGGAAATTAACCATGACCCTTCACTAATCAATTACGGATTCTTTTCCGTTCAAACGAAAGGAAAGGTAATCAGTGACTATTACTCGGAATCTCTCAACGAGGTTGAAGAACGCGTCAATAGTGTAGTTACTCGTCACGATTATGGGGTTACCCAAAATCGTCACCAGTCCTACCTTGATTACGAGTGTCACACTCGTTATGACGCTGCCTCGATATATGAAGATGTGAAACTAACTAGCGTGCCGTCTAGTTTAACGGCATACCAGTACTCGATCCTAGGGAGTATTCTTGCCCAAAGATCGGGTTTTACTAGGAAAGGGGCTTTTCAGCCCACTTCTTAGCTCATTCATTTCACAGGAGACGTCCAATGCTAGCCGACCCAGTAGACGTTGCAGCCGCAGCGCCAACGCCCGCTCTTAGCTTTGCGTTAGTGAAGCAAGACGGGTATGGCTCAGAACGGCGTGATAGTGCTAACGGTTATTCCGTTATCACGAACCACGCTACTCTGAAGGGCGGAGGCGACAAACATTATCTGCAAATGTTGCAGACTGTTGTTGCCCCTGACCCCGTTACGGGAGTGAACAAGAAGTATACTGCCTCTTGTTCCCTTACAATCGTCCGGCCCCTTACTGGCTTTACAGATGCGGCAATTGTCGCGCTCTGTAAGGCCCTTACGGATTACCGTGACGATTCGCAAGTCACAACTGCAAAACTCATTGCATTCCAGTCGTAACCTATGAATGGCACCTCTCAAGGTTCCATCCATAAGCGTTATAGGCTGGATTGTTATTGGGCTTTTAGTATCAGAGTGTCTCTGTATCTTTGCCTCTTGGCTTTTGCCAAGTTCCATTGATACTTGTTTCACTCGTATACTACAGTCATTCGATAGATTGACTGGCAGATAGGTCTTTTGACCGGAGGTTGACTAGAGGACTCGGAATCATTACCCCATAGGAGGAATGATGAAAAGTCCGATAGAGCTCCTCATCAGCTACTTGACTGACGTCAAGCGGCTGAATCCTGATGTGAAAGGCCTTGATCGTGATATCATCACGATCAAGTATCGGTTCGAAAATGAGGGCTATGGTTTCCTAACCAAAGCTTTACCATCTTTAGACGATGCTCTCGTGAGAGGCATTTCTTCTGGATGGTTCACCTGCCCCATTGGATTTAAGAAAATCCGTGGGGGAACAATCCCTTGTATTTTTCAGGGTATGTTCTGTGAAATTTTCGATCCGTGGACTGGACTCCTTAAAGAAGACCCCGATTTCGTGGTCCTGAAGGCGCTTCACGGCGTGCTTCAATTCTTTAAGAAAACTATGGTATCACCAGAAAATGAAGAACTTCTTCATCAAAAGGCGGTATCAGAGTTTTATCAGTGCGATGAGAGAGCAAGTCAGGTTGTAATACCCGACAGGCTCGATCATCACATTGATCGTGTTTGTCGTTATATACTACATCCCCTCAAACAAAAGGAGACGGAATATGTCACGTGCAAACACGGTCCAGGTGCGGTCAAGGAAGGCTTCAGGTCTAACCAGAAATGGCAAGACCTTGAGCGTGTCATCACCGATGACACAGATCTCCCCGACTGGCTTGGGTACTCTAACTACCTCGTTGCGAGACTTCCTGAACGTTTGGGAAGATCAAGCAACAGGGACTTATGGCGAGAGAGTGATTTCTCGCGACGAGTTCCTGGAAGTAAAGAGGATCCTTGTCCAGTTCAGGAAGAGACTTTCCCTGAACGTAAGCCGCGACTAGCAAGTGCGAAGCTTATTTCCGTCTTGAAAAATTCTACATCAAGACGGACAATTACGATTGAACCCATGTTGAATCAATTTATTCAACAGGGGATGAAGTCCGTGTTGCGATCTGCTATAGATCGTTGCGGAGTTCTCCGTAATTGCATCGCACTAACCCATCAAGAGTACAATCAAAAGTTGGCTCTTGAGGGCTCCCGCTACGACAACTGGGCAACACTAGATCTTAAGTCTGCATCTGACTCTATGAGTATAACACTCGTAAAGTTAGTATTCAGGCAATTCCCTGAGTTCTATCAGAGAATGATCGATTGCCGTTCGCCGACTGTTGAAGAGGCAACCAAGCCTACTTTAACCCTCGGTAAGTTTGCCGGAATGGGTAACGCTTTAACATTTCCAGTTCAGAGTGTTTGCTTTGCGGTAGTCTGCATTGCAGCCATTCTGGATGAGCAGGGGTTATCCCCTACTCACTGGAATGTTAGGCGCGCCAGTCGTTGTCTTCGAGTGTACGGCGATGATATCATCGTTCACACGAAGTACGCACATCAGGTTGTGAACTGGCTTCAAGGTGTTGGCCTCACGGTCAACACTAAGAAGAGCTTCCTTTCAGGAAACTTTAAGGAAAGCTGCGGCGTTGAAGCGTTTAGAGGGGTTGATATAACACCTCTTTATCTCCGCGACCGTCCAGATCAACAAATCGCCCGAAGTCCTAGTGTTATTGCTGATTTTGTAGCCCTATCTAACCACATGTGGTTAGAAGGACTTTACACTACCAGCACCTGTCTTAGAGAACTCGTGGAGAATGCAATAGGAAGCAGACTCCCGTTAGTATCTAAGAATTCTGGTTCACTAGGGTGGCATACTCATCTTGACGCGGTTGACCCACACAAGTGGTGCAACCGTACGCATCAGTTCTTAACACGAACTTTTGCGCTTGTCCCGATAAAACGTCAGGACAGGTTAGATGGTTACGCCGCTTTACTTAAGTGCTTCCATATGCCCCGTGAGGAGTATAAGGAAGGTTCATGCCATATGCCAGACATTCTTGTTTGGGATAAGGATCACTTGAGTAAAACCGTCATACGGTATAAAACCCGTTTGACTAGGC